ACAGTGAAGTCTAAGGCCCGTGTCTCTCGTGGTTTCTACACCTGTGCCTCCTGCAAAGAGGAGGTGCCTGCCTCTCTCAAGACCGAGAAGGGCAGGGTTAACAACGTGTATGTTGACCACATTGACCCTGTAGTGGACCCCTCTGTGGGGTTCACAACATGGGATGATTTTATAGAAAGATTGTTTTGCGAAGAAGATAATTTGCAAGTCCTGTGTAAGGCTTGCCATGACGAGAAGTCGTCAAAGGAAAAAGAAATTGCCAAAGAGCGGAGAAGGAAAGAACGTGATGCAACTAGAAACATTCAATGAAGTAGAGCACATGCCCCTGCGAGTATTCAACCGAGCAGTGATGGCATTCAATCTGGCAGAAGACTTCGGTCGTAAGGTTCTGGAAGAGTACCTTGAGCTGTTCTCTGAAGATGAGAAGGCCCAGATCTTTCTCATGACTCAGTACATCAAGGCCAAAGGTCCGGAGGCTGCACGTAAGTTTGCAACCAAAGATCTTCAGGTTGAGTATGACCCAGGGGAGGACGACAAAGATGAGTGAGGGTGTTAAGTTCGATCAAGATAAGGTGAGGATGGAACTAGTCCCGGCAGAGCTTATGGTTGCTGTTGGCACCATCCTTACCTTCGGTGCCGAGAAATACGCCCCCAGAAACTGGGAGCTCGGGATGGATTGGTCTCGTGTATTCGGGGCTCTACAGAGGCACCTGTGGGCATGGGAATCCGGGGAAGACAAAGACCCCGAGACAGGAAAGTCCCACCTATGGCACGCCGCTTGTTGTATTGCCTTTCTCGTTACGTACGAACAACGAGGTGTAGGTAAGGACGACCGGCCCAATTCTGAACAGGAGACAGTATGACTGCCAAGATTTTGATCGTGGACATTGAGACAGCCCCGAACATTGCTTATGTATGGGGGAAGTTCAAGCAGTTCATCAGCGACAAACAGTGGGTAGACAAGACTCACATCATGTCGTTCTCTGCTAAGTGGCTGGGAGAAGATGGAATCATCTACGTGGAGAACAGGTCCAGTGATGACTCCAACATTGTTGAGGCCCTGTATGAATTGCTTGACGAGGCAGACGTTGTAGTGGCACATAACGGACGAAGGTTCGACCTGCCCACAATTCTTGGCCGTGGTGTAGTTCATGGCTTCACTCCCCCTAGTCCCTATCGTGTGGTTGATACATTCGACATTGCACGTAAGGAACTGAGGCTGCCAAGCAATAGTCTGTACGCCTTGTGTGAAGACCTAGACCTTCCACGAAAGAAAGACCATGCTAAGTTCCCCGGATTCGAGCTATGGCTTGAGTGTCTCCGTGGTAATGACGAAGCATGGAAGGAGATGCAAGAGTACAATGAGCAAGACGTCATCTCCCTTGAAGCTCTTTACCTACGTCTTCGTCCGTATGCACGTAATCATCCTAATGTTGTACGGGACAGCACTGATGTTCGATGCCCCAAATGTGGCAGCGACCGTATCCAGTATCGCGGTTACTACTACACTAATGCTGGTTTGTGCTACCGTCGTTTTGTCTGTCTTGACTGCGGCGGCTGGGGAAGAGTGAGGTTTGCGGAGAAAGACCGGACACCAGAAGCGAGGAATGCAACGTGAACAACAAAACATTACAGTCTGTTACACGTTGGTCTTGGGAAACCCCAGACGGGGAGTTTTTTGTAGAGGCCGACAGGGGGGAACGCTACCACCTCTACCACGGGAAGTTAAAACTCGGGGTGTTTAATTCTATTAAAAAGTGCCAAGGAGTGGTTGATGCTACACTACAAGATTGAGGAGGGGTTCCTTATCCTCTCCCACATTCGTGGATATGCAGATGAAGATGTTGTGCAGATCCCACTAGAAGAACTGGCGGAGGCCCTTAAGCCTCTGCTTGCCCCTAAGAAGAGAAAGGCTAAGTCAGATGAAACTCAATCTTGACTGCGAGCCCACTGATATGGGACAGGCCCTGAACATTGCGTTCAGGGTCATCTCTGAGAACCCTCAACAAGAGATTGGTAATGGGGGTGCTGTCTATGTACGCTCTGCCAACGGAGTTCTGTTTGAGGTTGTACGAAACGAAGACTCATACACAGCAAGAGCTGTTAGCGAAGGAGCAACGCAATGACGTTTGAAGACTATCAAAAAGCTGCACGATCCACTGCCATCTACCCTCAGGAGTATGGCATGGCCTACGTAGCACTGGGCCTGACTGGTGAGGCAGGTGAGGTTGCAGACAAGATTAAGAAGATCTATCGGGACACTGACCACGTGTGGCACGCTAAGGACATTGCCAAAGAGCTGGGGGATGTTCTCTGGTATCTGGCTAACGCAGCACACGAGTTTGGCTACACTCTTGAGGACATTGCCAAGATGAATGCGGAGAAGCTGTCTTCTCGTGCAGAGCGTGGTGTTCTTCAGGGGAGTGGGGATGAACGATGAAAGACATGATGACTGTTGAAGTACATACTAAATCTATTCCCCTGGCACAAGGCCATATGTATTCCAGAGAGGAGTTGATTGAGTTGATAGACTCCGTACTTTCCTCGGCCAGAGACGAGGGACTCTTGGACGCCAGAGTAAGTATCTCCTCTGCTATGGAGCCTTACGAAGACTTCTTGGGGGATGCTGTTATGACCCCCTGCGGTTGGAGGGCTAAGACTCCCGACGAGGTGGAGGAGGACAATCTTTGGTCCGTGGCCACAGAACTCTCCTTGGAGTTTCCGGGGTATCCTTACGCAACTGACGTTTTTAAAATCCTGAAGAAGGGCAAGACGGTAAAACAAGTAAGAGAGTTTTATGGGGACAAATAATAATTGCCCTTGGATGCTAGCCTACATTAACGTAGGTAAGAACGAGTGGAGGTATGAGTGCCTTGACTGTGGCAAGGAGGCAGTTGTGTACTCCGGCCACGTCAAGCCGCTTAACTGTGCAGAAGAAGAACAAGAGGAGGAAGAATGACAGAACAAGTAGGTCCAACCATCCCCATTGCCGTTTGGGCAGACGAGGAAAAGTACAGGCAACCCGGAGAATCTTATAGCCAGAAGTGTGGCCGTGTTGCTGGTGCACTGTCCGATGATGAGAAGCATTACGCTGTAACTAAGGGCATTCTGAAAAGCCAGATATTCCTGCCCGGAGGTAGGGTACAGAGTGCAGCAGGTTCTGTCCGTCAGACCACAGCATTCAATTGCTTCGTCATGCAGAAGGTGCCTGATAGCTTGGAAGGCATCATGAAGGTTGCACGTGAGGCAGCCGTAACCATGCAACTGGGAGGGGGTGTAGGTTATGACTTCTCTGACATCCGTCCGAAAGGCGCTAGGATTAAGTCTCTTGGTTCTGCTGCTTCTGGACCTCTGTCTTTCATGGGGATCTTCGACGCTCTTTGTAAAACTATTGCATCTGCTGGCCATCGTCGTGGTGCTCAGATGGGATGTATGCGAGTCGATCACCCTGACATCATGGAGTTCATCACAGCGAAGAACAACAGCGACAATCTCACACAGTTCAACATCTCGGTACTCGTAACTGATAAGTTCATGACTGCGGTTAAGGAGGACGATGCCTTCGACTTGGTGTTTGAGGGCGAGGTGTACGACACTGTTAGAGCTCGTCACTTGTGGGATGTGATTCTTCGTAGCACATGGGAGTGGGCAGAGCCCGGTGTCATCTTCATCGACCGTGTGAACCAGATGAACAACCTCTGGTACATTGAAGACATCTCAGCTACCAACCCTTGTGGGGAGCAACCTCTGCCCCCGTATGGCGCATGTCTGCTGGGGTCACACAATCTCACAAAGTTTGTGTACGAAGAGCCCAGTGGTTGCCGAGATGGGAGTTCTTCTCGTGTCTTCTCCTTTGACTGGGACAAGCTGAGAGAGGCCATCCCTCCCATCGTTCGTATGATGGATAACGTCATTGACGAAACCATCTACCCCCTCCCTGAGCAAGAGGAGGAGGCGAAGAACAAGCGTCGCATGGGCCTTGGCATCACAGGTCTGGGCAATGTTCTGGGGGCCCTCGGTATTCCGTACGGAAGCCCTGCTGCCAGAGAGTTCGTGAGTGATGTTATGAGGTTCTTGGCCAATGAGTGCTACAGAGCGTCCGCATTCCTCGCCAAAGAGAAGGGCCCGTTCCCTCTGTACGACGAGGAGAAGTACCTCAAAGGGGAGTTCATCAAAAAGCTGGACCCAGATGTGAGAGACGCCATTGCCTCCTACGGCATTCGTAACTCTCATCTCATCTCCATTGCACCCACTGGAACCATTAGCCTCACAGCTAACAACGTGTCGTCTGGCATTGAGCCTGTGTTCTCTCACAAGTACACTCGCACAGTACAGACACCCGATGGTCCTATGTACGAAGAGGTGGAAGACTACGCCTATCGTGAGTGGGGTATCGAGTGCGACACTGCCGATAGCATTCCTGTACAAGATCACGTAGCTATGCTGTGTGCTGCGCAGGAGTGGGTGGACAGTGCTTGTTCTAAGACCTGTAATGTTGGAGACGACGTTACATGGGAGGAGTTCAAGAGTGTCTACATGATGGCGTATGACGGGGGCGCTAAGGGTTGTACAACCTTCCGTGCCGCTGGTAAACGATTTGGCATTCTGAATGCTTCTGCTGCCGAAGAGGTGGTTGAACAGGAAGTCAAGTCTGATGAAGTGGAGGTGTCGGGCGGAGCCTGTTACATTGACGTCGAGACGGGTATGCGGACTTGTGATATGTGATGAAAGACTCATGTTGTATTTGCGACAAGCCTGCAAAGTCTAGGTGCACAGGAGAGAAAGGAGGGGCCGTCTACCACGGCCCCCTCTGCTCGGCTCACTACGAGAGGCTTAGACGGTGGGGAGACCCTACCTACTATCCCCCTCACAGATCTGATAAAGGCAAGACTAACAGAGATCCGAACAAAAGGTACAGTGATGGGGTTGATGGGTATGTTAAACTATTTCGTCCCGACCACCCAAACGCAGGGAAGGGAGGCTATGTAAGAGAGCATAGATATGTGATGTCTGAGCACATAGGGCGTCCACTCAAGAGCTCAGAGACGGTGCACCATATTAACGGGGACCGGTCTGATAATAGGATAGAAAATCTTGAACTTAGGGACGGACCCCACGGAAAGGGGGTTCGAGTGGAGGATAAGATTAAACAATCTATTGAATTTTTAAAACTGCATGGGTATGAATGCATTAGGAGTTGTGAATGAATGAAGAAGATCTGAGCCTGCGTGTAACTGCCGTTAACGCAGCCGTTGGTATCCTTAGCTCTGGGGCTTTCCGTAACAGGGAGCCCAAAGAATCTCTGGAGCTGCTCCAAGAGCTCTATCAATTTCTGAAAGAGTCGGAGCCTGAAGAGCGAGTAAACATTGTCAGCCTAACTACAGTGGATTAAACATGACTGCCAGTCTTAAGCGTGTGAGTATGATGAAGCCGTTCAATCGTGGAGTCTTGGACTTCAAGAGAGGACACATTGTTAACCCCTTTAACACAGGAACCCAGCGGTATAGAGACTGGGAGTACGGATTTAACAAAGCTTACTATGAGAACATGAAAGGTGACGTAAGTGCAGAACGCAAAAAAGCTAGCCCCTAAAAAGGCTAGCCTACAAAAACCAAAAGCCGTAACTGCAAGAGACTTGTATGCCGCCCAAGCAATGGGGGCACTCATCTCAAACAGCAACGGCTTTGTGGATAGAGATCAGATCAAGCGGGATGCTCTCGCTTGGGCTGACTTTATGTTAGAAGATTGAGGGGAGGGCCGCAAGGCCCTCCCTTTTTTCGTTTCTACTGGGTAATTAGGATCTCGTCCCGGAACTTCAGGGCGGACTCTAGGAGTTCCATCTCCCTGTCAGTTAGATCAACGAGGTTGTCCTTCTCAATGCCCAGCTCCTTTAGGGCGTTATTAATGTCCCTGTCGTTGTACTTGTTCTGAATGTCCGACATACGAAGCAGGGTCGAGTCGTTGCCATAGACATTAGCCTCCATAAAGTCCTGAACAGTTTTCTTGTTCTTCTTCAGGAGTTCTTTAAACAGAATAGTTTTAACTTCAAGGTTGCCTTCTTGGAACTGAGGGTTGGCCAAGAGACGACCGGCTGCTGTCTCGTTAATCTCATTGTAGAGACGTGCATACCGGTTAGACGCCTCAGGTGCATCCTTACCAATCATCGTGATAGACTTATCCCACTCAGGAATACCCACCGTCGATGCCAACCTACTCATGTTGGTGACGGTGGTTTCTCGTACGGGCGCGATGAACTTGCTATCCTGCGGACGAAGGGGCCCACGTGTGGCAGAGTAGCGTTGCTCTTGCCCCTCGGTCAGACCAATGATGTTGTCGATGTAGCGGGTGGCTTCATTAACAACTGTGTTGCCCTGACGACGGTCAGCCACAATACGATCTTCCCCTTGTGCCATACCAACCAGAGAGTTGATGGGCTCTGCGAATCGGGTAGCACCAGAGGCTGTCTGTGCAAACAGCTTACCAATGGCGTTGCTAGCCATGTCAAGGGCCACACCCTCTTCGTTAATGGTGGAGATGATTTCATCCTTGAACTGAGGAGAGAACAGGTCAGTGAACTCACGGGTGAAGGACTCAGGACCAACAGTGGATACCCAGTCACTCATCATGTTTGGGGGAATCTCCTTACCGAGTTGCTTATATGCAATGGCACGAGCAGCGCCCTTGAAGAATGCATAGGGGAAGTTAAACTTCTCCGAGGTGATAGCACCAGTGGCGTCCCCAAGGTGAGTCTGTTCATCCCATGCCAGTCCCATTTCAGCAAACTCCATCTCTCGTTGAACCAGAGATGCAATGAGTCCCCAACCCACAGCAGTACGTGCAGCCAGACGGCCAGTGCTTTCTGTGGATTTCTTGTTCAAACCCGCAAGACGCCCCACAAGGGACAGCCCACTGTTGTCTGCCATGAAGGCCATGGTGTTGTTGAAGAACCGACCGAAGGGAAGGAGAATACCAACCCCCGGAATGTTCCGAGTCTTCTCAATGAAGTCAGCAACGTCACCAAGAGCACCACCAATGTTGCCATAGGAGCGACCGAAGATGTTATCCAGTGCAGTGGTAACTGCCCTCTGTTCAGCAACCTTATACTCCTGAGTGTTCATGTATCGCCAGTAGTCTTTCTGACTCATGAACTCCTCGTAGCTCATACCAAAGCCACCACGATCTGTAGGAAGACGAAGCTGTTTATCCAACTCAGTCATGAACTCAATGGATTTGGTGTAGGCATCTTGTGCTTTAACGAGAGATAGCTGCTGAACGAAGTCAATGCCTTGGTCAACACGCATACTGCCGATGGATCTATCAAGTTCCATCTGGTTGTACAACCTCTTCGTACTTTCCACCCCACCGGGGAGGATACCTGTGAGCTCTCTCATGACCTCAGGACGGGCCCTAGCGTACTTCAGGTACTGGTCATACGTAGTGTTGGGATCAAGGGTGTTAGCGAGCTTCTGAACGACGCTACGGGCCAATACACCAGCCTCCTTGATACCTGACCTGTCCCCCTTTGCAAAAGCAACAGGGGCCTGCACAGCAGCAGTGACCAGATCAGAGGCTGTGTCCATTGCTGTGGCGGCAGACCAGCCGAGAAGGTTGAGCTGGGTAGTGGAGAGGTTAGAGACGAGAGAACGGATGAGCTGGTTCTGGGCACGAGGAATACTCTTGCCTACGAAACCCTCAATCGCCTCTTGAATCTTCCCATGACTCTCTCCCATCAAGTGATTCCACATGTCATCGGCAGAGAGGTTAGACTTCTCAATGCCCAAGTCACGAGCGGCTTGGCTAAGCAGGTTACTCAGTCTACCAGAGTCGCTAATCTTTCGTTTGAATGTATTGGCAAACTCTTCTTGAGAAAGCTCTTGGATCTGGGACAAAGGATTACCTGTTGCCTCGGAGAAGTTTCTAACGAACTGCTGGAAGTCTTGAGGGTCAGCCTCCTTAATCACATCCCCGATAAAGTTGGTGATGTTATCATCAGAGTTCTTAGGAATGAAGACGTAGTTCTGTTCGACCAGTAGCTCCGTCAACCCTTTGATGCCAAGCTCCTCATCCCCGTTCATCATCGTCACCCAGAAGGAGACATCAAGGTCATTGAGTTCCTTACCTTGAGTAACGTCTGTGATCCAGTCACCTGCTGCACTGATGCGTCCTTGGCTCACTGCCTCTCCCATCTCGTTACCGAGGGAAGAGAGACGGGCACCAGAGCGAGTTGTCTTAAGGTCGTCTAGGTCTGGGCCTATGTCCGCACCAGAGCGCTTGAACACGCCCTGTAGGGAGTAAAGAGCCCCTCCGAGTACGAGGGTACTTGTGGCAGTCAATGCGGTCTGAGAGAGGCTAATTTCGTCCTCTACGCCTGTCCTAGTGAGGGCACTCTGGTAGGCATAGTCTGTAGCCCCAGCAGCGAGGGAGTCAATGGCTGCCATGACCCCAGACTCTACGAGGTTTTCTTTAGCGAGAATACGACCAGCGACAGTGGAAGCAGCAGTCTGTGCTGCATTCTGTCTGGCTGTGGCCACTGCTGCCTGTTGAGCAGCAAGTCTCTTGCCTGCACCAGAAAACACCTTGGTGGCTGCATTGGTGGCAATGGACTTAGCTGCTGCCTCAGTTGCACCTGATGCAACCTGTTGGGTCAACACTTTCTTGTAGGCTTGTTTGGCTGCAATGTTAGCTGCTACCCCACCGCCCTTGAATCCGGCAGAGGTAACACTCTTACCAATGACACCACCGAGAAGGTTAACAGGGTCAAGCACAGCAGAGCGTGTGTAGTCCCAGCTACCCCCAAGGGTGTCACTCCAAGAAGCTTCTTCGCTGAAGATGTTGGGCAGGTTCTCAAAGATTGCGTAGGCTTCACCAGCAACCACAGAGTCCTTGTCCTCTAGCGTAGCGAGATACGAGAGTTCGTTAACAGCACGAACAGAGTTACCACCAGAGAAGCCACGCATGTTGTTAAGGTACTTCGCTACAACTTCTTCTTTGTCTTCCTGCTCAAGATGAGTACCGAAGCGACTCACCATGTAACGCTGAATGGGGGCGAAGAATTGGTCGTCAGTTAGATCTGCTGTGGTGTACTTCATTTTCTCGTAGTCAACGAGTTGACGTCCCTCAGCAGAGGGAACCTCGTTAGCTGGGAGTTGTTCTATCTCCCACCCACCGACCACGGCATTGGGGTCGTCGAAGAGGCGCTCGTCCTCTTCTTCCTGACTACCCACACCCCAACTTTGAAAGACGTCATTTGGGTCCATTAGTTCCTCACTAGCGACTGAATGTATGGGAAGGCTTGAAGGGCACGAGATCTGTTCTCGTCATTCAACCGATCCCAATTGGATACGACATAATAGGCTCTGTCGAGTTCATTGAATGTGCCCGGAATGTCCTTAAGAACTCCGAAGCTTGGGATGTTGGCAGACATCTCCATCATCTGGCCATAGATGGCTACACCCTCTGGGGTTCTCATAAGCTTGTTACGAGCTCGTGTACGGGCCACAGGGCTGTCACTCTGCAAGTCGTTGATGGCTTGTACCATGGCTACGTTCTCGGGCTCTGTGCTGTCTGTGACGGACCCTGAGAAGGTCTCAACGAGGAGGTTGTCGTATTGACTCTGTGCCTCACTGCGAAGTCTGTTGCTGCCAGCAAATACGCCCTGAGTGTTTACATCTACGTAAGACGAAGAAGGGGCTTCCGTAGCAGACAGAAGGTCTACCTTCATCTGGCGCAGTTCCTCGTAGCTAGCACCTTCAATGTCTTGAAGTGTCGGAGTCTTAACAGAAGGAGACCCTTCTTCATAGAAGACAGAGAAGTTATCCATGATGTTCCGACCTTCGAGACGAAGCTCTCTGTTGGGGTCATCAAGTTCTAGTTCGTTAATACCACCCATAATCTGACCAGCAACACCTGCCTTAGCCACTGCCCTCAGATAGTCGTCTTTGCCCTCTGCATCCCCAATACGGACACTAAGGGCGTTGAGTGCAGAAGACTCATTAGCCGAAGCCTTGGTTCTCTTCTGTCTCTTACCAATAAGACCGATGAGTTCGTTCTCTCGTTTAGCACGAAGCTCCTGAGCGAGGAGCTCTCGTTTCTCTTTCTTGTCTTGGATACGGTTGTATTGATCCATAAACCCTACGATGAAAGACATTCATTACCTCCGAGACATCAGCCCCTTAGAGGGGATTGGGCGGGAAGACTCTGCCGGAGTCTCCGGGCCTAGTTCAATTACATCATCACTCTTCTGCATGGTTTTAGGTTTGTCTCTCAAGAAACGACCTGCCGCCATTGACCGCCCTGCTTTGCTCTGAACGACGTCCTCGTCTTCTTTGTCAAAGTCAGGGCCTTCTTTATATTCAACACCCAGTTTATCTGCTGTGCGTTTAATGTATTCATGAATGGCAGGGCCGATGATGAGGCTCACATCCACTGTGTGTACGCCGTTAGCCACTGCACTACGAAGGAGACCCTCTGTCATTGTCTGTACATCTAGGCCTCGCTCTAGGAATTGCATAACCCCATCCATTCTGTCTTCATCTGCCAGTCTGTCGAGGTGTAGAGCGAGTGCTCCCTCAGGATCAACTACCTGAGGGGGCCTCTCATAAGGAGCGTTACGTGGTGTGGTGGTCAGAGACTGACCGGGAATTGGTGCGTTAAAAGGCATTACCGCTCCTTTCTGTAATAGTCGTTAATGGAGGCACGAGTAATTGCACCGCCACCTGCACTGCGCCAGCCGGGGTTCTGTTCCCAAGCACGGCTGCCTACGTCGTAGATGACTTCCTCTGCGCCTTTGTTTCTGTGGCCGGGGGCTGCTTGCATAATGCCGAGGCCCTGACCTGCGTAGTCCCACCGCTCTAGGTATCTGTCATAGAGATCCAGCTGCTGAGAGGGGGACATGTTGAGGACTTCATCAACTGTAACCCCAAGCTCTTCCGCTGTGGAAGGAATGAACTGGAACAGGCCAGCCGCTTTAGTGCTGCTGTTCTGTGCAGTGGGGTTGAAGTTAGACTCACCTTTCATAATGTCGAAGAGTTCGTCAGGCTCAATGCCCCAACGCTGTTGCATGTAATCTACACCAGCCATGAACTCTGGGTCAGACCTCAGTTCAGGAGACTGTTCGCTGGAACGAGAGGGGGTGGGTGCCTCTCCTCGTTTACCTGTGTAGTCCATATCTGGGCCTTTGTCTATCTGAGGAACCTCAATGCCCCCATCCATGTCCCTGATGTTGGCAATGAGGTTAGCAATGAACTCCAGTTCGTTCTCTTGCTCTTCCTCTTGTCCGTCACGTTCGACGGTGGGGCGGGAGACCAGAGACTGGACCCCCGAATCCTCAATGCGCTTCTGTCGTGACTTCTGGTATTCACCGGAGCGAATAAGGTCAGCCATTTGAGAAGCTTGTTTATACATGTTGGCATACATTTAGAAGAGACCTCCAAGAAGGCCACCACCTCCGCCACCTCCGAACAGCACTGTAGCTGCCAGAGCACCATAGGCTGCCTTCTCATCCGCATCAAGTTGCTGCTGCTGGAGTGCATAGTTTCTATCACCCATCAGGAGTTGGATCTCACGATCCGCAGCATTCTCTGCACCAGTGAAAGCGAAAGCCATAATGTCTCGTTCACGTTGCCAGAGTTGGTTGAGTTGGTCAGACGTCAGGTTGTTGTAGGCTTGGGCATTGGCCAAGTTGACTTCGTGCTGAGATTGGAACTCAGACGTAGCAATGTTCTGTCGCCACTGGGCATTAGCCTGTGCAACGACAAGTGCGTTATTAGCGTTGAACCTGTCCCGCTCAGCCTGCATGGTTTTATTAAACCTTGCCATCTCGTTAGTCTGACTGACATTGAACTGACGGGTCTGGTTAGTTTGCTCCGCATTAAAACGAGATACGGTGGAGGCAAGATCAGCCATGAACTGATTGGTTTGGTTCTCACTGGCGGCATTAAATTGCAGAGCAGCGTTCTCTGCCGCTGTGTCGGACAGCAGGGCATTGGTCATCTGCTGAGATTTGAACAGGTTAGTCTGTTGCTGGTTGTTCAGGTTAGCCAGATCCATCTGCAAGAAGTTCTGTGCATTCTGTACCTGAGCCTGCTGCCTGTTGTTCAGGTTAGTGAGCTCCATCTGAGACATTGCAGCAGCATCTGCGAGAACCTTAGCGTTCTCTGCATTAAGATTGGCAATGTTAACAGAGTTGGCAAGACGTGCGTTCTCAAGAGCGACCTGCTGCTCAGCAGTGAAGTTGAGGTTGGCAATCTCACTAATCTTAGCAGCGTTCAGAACCTTCGACTGGAAGTCTTGATCAAACTTCTGGCCCAAGAACTGTGCTCGTTGTTGTGCAGCAAACATCACTGTCTGTTGACGATTGGAAAGGTTCTGGCTTTCAAAGGCTGCGAAGGTTTGTGCATCAGCCTGAGCAATGGGAATGGCTGCTTCCATCGTTGCCTGAATGACTGCCTGTCCTGCGAGAGAGGAGGCACCCAAGCCACGAGCAACGAGTGCTTGGTTGGCTTGTCTCATGGCACCAGCGGCCCAGACAGGAGTCTCTCCGCCCTCGAAGTCTTGCATCAGCTCTTCGAGTTGCCCCTGAACTGTTGCCTTTTTAGAGGGGTCAGCCTGGGCAGCTTCAATTTGAAGGGCCTGATCCACTGCCTGCATATCAACAGCAGAGCCATCAACTGCTTCCCCGGGCTGTAGCTCTCTTGGGTTAACGGCAGCAACCTCTGCTGCATCTGCCTGAGCGGCCTGTAGCTGGAGTTGTGCGAGGGTCTCAGGGTCTTGTGTCTCAGCTACAACTTCCTCAGAGACCTGACCTTGTGCAGCCTCCAGCCCCTCCAGCTCCTGACCAACCTCCTCTGCTGCTGTAGCTGCGTCGTAGGTGGCAGTTTCAATTTGCTCAGGCATAGCTGCTTTTGCAATGTTGGTTTGGCGAGAGGCAGCCGCAGGAGCCCTCTGTTGGGTCTGCCCTGTGGAGGGGTCAACAGATCCTGCCTCCGCCGCTTGGTCTCCAAACGTGGCACCCTCTGCCTGCTGAAGTACAGAGGCAGGGTCTTTGAGAGTCCCGGACAAAAGCTTTCGTTCTCGGTTCGCTTGCTGCGCACTGAACTCTTTGCCAAGCCGGGCTGTTCTTTTATTCAAGTCATCCAGACTGGCCTGACTTTGTTCGAGGGAGGTCTGGATATTTGTATATTCTTCCGAACCTTCTTGTGCCTCAGACAGCTGTTGGGTCAAATCATCTACACGAGTCTGTGCCTTAATCTGATCTTTCTGCCTTAGCCTTAGCCGTTCCTCAACAGACTTGAGGGGCGGCTTTTTATTTGTCGCCACCCCACCATTGGCCATTGCAACTGTACCACTTAAGGGGGCCCCTGCTACCCGCTGCGAGGCTATCTTAGCGTAGTTTCCCATTGATGCAGCGGCAGCAGGGCTAGCTGCTAGGAACTTGTCAATCTCATCTTGCTGAGCAGGAACGTCGTGACCCATCTTTTTCAAGAGGGCAGACTGTTGCTCAGTAGTGAAACCTTGAAACATTTTAGCCATAGCTTATCCTTATTACTCTTGCGGCCAAGCTGCCAGCATTGCCACCTTGTGCTCTTCTGTGGCGTGTCCGGTTGCGATTAGTCCATCCAAGAAAACACCCACCACCGGGTTATCGCGATGAATACTCTGTGGTACGTCAGTTTGCCACTTCATCCAAAGCAGTTCAAGCGCAGGGTCTTTACGCATTGCTAGCTCTTCTGCGTCTCCTTTGCCAGTGACTGCCCGGAACAACGCCATGGCCTCTAGTTTATTTAGAGATTGGTAAGTGGGCTCTGCGAGTGGCTCTTCCGGCTTTGCGTAAGAGCCGTCTGGCTGCCTTACCCACCCGATCTGCACACCGGAAGAAACTGCGTCCAACACTGTGTCTACAGGGAACAACTCTGTAGCGGCTTCTAGGCTATCGGCTTCGACAATGTTGTCGATGACGCCATCACCATTTTTATCTATTGCAACTCTCATTATTACACCTCGAATACGAAGTCTTCGGAGGGAAAGCCCCCACGAACGACATAAACACGAACCTCTCCACGAGCTCCAGCCCCTGAAGCAGCCCCGCCATTTGAGCCCGAGCCACCCCCGCCAGGGGCCGTCCCTGCATTGCCTGCGGTGTTGTCAGCTGAGGGGCTGTTGCCCCCATTCCCTCCGAACACAGAAGAGCCTCCGGCTGTGTCAAAGCCCGATCCAGCGTTATGTCCTGCGCCACCGGCACCGCCCCATACGCTGTTACCTCCGTCCCTGCGGGCGCTGCTGGCAGTGCTTCCTCCTGCACCGCCGCCGCGAGTGCTGTCAGCTGAGCCCGAGAAATCGCTTGCACCAGTATCAGATTGCCCCCGACCCCACTGGTCAAGGCTTGAATAGGTGCTACCACTTCCAAATACACCGACGCTAATGTGCTGTAGGCTTTGACCACCGTCTCCGCCAATCACACCCCCGGAGCCACCGTCGCTACCCCCCTCACCACCACTGGCACCAACAGTGGCTGTACCGCTAATAGTGATGGTGGAGCTTCCTCCATCGTTGCCGTCCCCAGAGGTTGCTGAGGCACCCCCAGCCCCCACACTAACCGTCTCAGAGGAGGAGAAGGCCGATGCCCTAGCTGCTACTCGGGAGAAACCTCCCCCGCCTCCGCCGCCTGCATCGTCAGTGTTAGAGCTATCAGAGGCACCAGAGCCACCCCCACCCCACAAATCAACAACAACAATGTCATTATCATCCACTGTGGTGGGCTTAGTCCAAGTACCAGAGGTAGTGAAAGTTTGGGAGTCAATGAGTTCGAAACCCCCACCCCCAATAAAGTCAGATAGATTAGGCATCAGCCAACCCTCCATTCAGTTCCGTTATACACAAGATCCACCTTGGCGTTATTCACATCAATAACGAAAGAAGAATCGCCATTAACTGTGTTGCTGCCGGGGTCCACTGTGATGTTATTAGTTTCCGAGTCGCCCGAGACGACAACGAAAGAAGCCCAGTCCCCAGAGTTGGGAGAAGCAGGAAGTGTAATTGTGAAAGACGACGAGGCGTTAATAGCCACTTCGTTAAAGGCACTCACCGTAAGGGCAGACGATGCGAACACAAACCTGAAGTCTGCGTTAGTGCTACGGTCTACGCCTAGGTTAGCTCTGGCATCAGCAGCAGTAGAGGCCCCTGTCCCCCCGTCTGCAACGGCAAGGTCCGTGATACCACTAATACTGCCCCCAGTGATTGAGATGCTGGAAGAGGACTGAGTGGCCACGTTGCCCAGCCCTAGATTACTTCTCGCTGTACTCGCGTCCGAAGCTCCAGTACCCCCGTCAGCGATGGCAAGATCCGTAATGCCAGTAATGCTGCCGCCCGTGATAGACACACTGGAGGGGCTCTGAGTGGCCATACCTGCGAGACCAAGGTTGGTCCGAGCATCCGAGGCAGTAGAAGCCCCAGTGCCACCGTCTGCGATTGCTAAATCTGTGATGCCCGTAATGCTACCACCTGTGATGGAGACAGAGGCAGGGCTCTGGGTGGACAGCCCCCCGAGGCCCAAGTTAGTCCGGGCGGTGGCTGCGTCATCTAGATCTGCCAAGTTCTGAGAAGCTTGGAGAATGTCGGTGATGCCGCCAGTGGCTGTGGCAATGACAAAGGCCCTGCTCGCTGCGTCCCCATCGTTAATGGGGTCAGAAGGCAGACCAGTGATGGCATTGCCGTTCATGTTAATGGGCCCTTGTGCAGCACCAGAGAAGGTGAAAGGCCCAGAGAAAGTGGCAGTTCCTGTTGCCGTAATGCCCACTGTAGAGACACTGCCAGAGAAGAAGGCATCTCTAAAACGAACAGAGGTTGTACCGAGGCTAATGTCGTTGGTGACAACTGGTACTACGAGTCCATCTTGAATGCGTAGCTGCTCTGCCCGAGCACCACTCACCTCTACAGAGAACCCAATGCGGTTATTAACAGAGTCTACTTGTGCCCTGTTGTTGCCATCTGGGTCAGCGATGAGAGGGACGTAGGAGCCTTGGTCGGAACTACCGTCGTGGGTGTGCCCTGTGTTACCAGTGGCATCAAAGTCGAACGCATCTCTAAGTCTGTTGAACTCCCGGTTGATGGGCTCAGATCGTACCACCTCACCGGGAACAATGTCGGTAGTAGACTGTCTAGTGTATCCGGTCATGTATCATTCCTTAACGTCTATCATGAAGTGCGTACGAAACCACATACGCCTGAATAGTGTGGCTGGGTTGTGAGTCGGTTGTTACATACGTCAGAGACACAGACCTGCCAGAACCACGAACAGGGGTACGAGTCAGAGGACTTGGGTTCCCGTCGTAGATGTCTGTAGTGTCGTAGGTAGCAGAGTCCCAGAAGGCTGCCACCCCTTGTGTGCCCAGCACTTCATCAGAAGGCTTCAGGACGTTAGTATCGCCGTAGTCGTAGGTGAGGCCCAGACTAATCCTAATCTCCCCCTCAGAGCGCATATACGTATTCACATCGTAAATGGTCTTTCGTATAATAGGGTCATCCATGTAGAGGTAGGGAGTCTGGTAGAGGGAAAAGACAGGTGATCCGTTAAAGTCAATGCCAGACTCTTGTCTGAACACACGACCAACAGAATCTCCGTGGATAACAAACTCTGTAGCACCAATGTAGGAGGAGTCACCAGCAGATACAGAGATACCTACAAGCTGTGAATACTCAAACCCTTGGCCTCCGTCACCAGACCTACGGATAGAACCGATGATGCCGAAGGACTCTGAGTTGTTGAGAAACATTCTGAACTGAGTCTTACGGCCTACAACGAGAGTGGTCATCTGTGTGAGGTCTTCGTTGTTGTACAGAGTCTCGAAGATGTTCTGCACTGGCTTAGACAATACGTTCAGTTCAATGTCGCCAATACGGTCGGTGCCACTAATAGGACGAAGACCGTCTGCCGAGAGAAAGATTACGTCCCCGTTAAACTCCACCACTGTGTCTGGACTAACAGTTCCTACGTTCTTCGTTACGTCGTCCAACACAAAGTCTGCAAGAGTGTTACCAGTGAGCACTTTAATCTGAGTGCTGCCAAAGATGTAGAGTTGGTCACGGAAGGACTTGATTGCTGTAACCTCAAAGCCCACGTTAATCACACCAGCACCATTAGCAGGATCGAAGTCTGTGGCGGTGAAGGGTGCGGAGAAGTAGACAAGGTTTGGTTCAGCAGGATCACCTGCGAGAAACAGGTGACTAGAGAAATCCTCAGAGAAGCGAGGAGCGGACGGTGCAAGGGGGTCAGTGATTTGGGAGTAGGTAGTGCCATCCCAAGTCGCTCCGGGGTTCACGCCGTCTGTGAGTACGAGCAGGGGCACACCCCAGCGTAGCTTAGCGAACCTTACCTTCTCCACCCCCACCATCGTAGGATTACCAGTGGTTGAAGGAGTGACCCACTGTTCGTTAGTTGCATCCCAGTAGTGGAAGTAGTCATTACCAGACTGGGGCCTGCGACACCCGAAGATGCCGTCGTTAATCTCTTGGTACACTGCAATGCCCAGAGTGGGCTCCCCAATGAGACCGGGCAGGGTTCCATAGTCGTTAGTGAATCCACTGATACGACGGTAGCCCCCTTCAAGTGCAGGCTCGTAGTTCACCATACGGAGAGCAGAGCCGGGAAAATTGGCCCCCTGAGTTAGGGGGTCAATGTTGTTTAGAAGCCCAGCAGAGCAGGGCGAAGAGAAAGACCGAATTCTTTCCGTCATGTAGCAATCCTCTCATTGAACGACGGATAGGGCCTACGCTCAATCATTGTACTCTTGATGTAGTCAAACCTGTTGATGTACACCTGTCGTAGATGATCGAGTCCTTCTCTGAACTTCTGTTGTGTGATTTGAGTATTCTCTACGTCGCTTCGGAACATGTAGTTATAGAACATGGCTCCATCAACGATGGTGCGTCTGAATTGTTCAGGCACTGTAGGAACATCTGTTTGAACCACGAGGTCCAGAGGAAGGGAGTAGTATTCGTACGTCAACTCATAGGGATTGTCTGGCGTCTCCGCCAGTGCAAACCCCAAGTCAGGTGTACGGAATACGTACTCAGGCAAGGCTCTAACTTCGTCAGAAGTGTTGAAGTCTTGGTCAACGAAAGAAGTTAGATACTCTTCGTATAGCAAGGGCTTTAGGATACGACTCTCATTCCCGAACGTATCGTTTCTGTGGATACGAAAGGTATCCATAGATGCCGTCTTGAAGTCGGAAGGGAAGGAGTAGCGAGGCTGGCCGGGAACCAGCGTGATGGTTTGAGTGACCAAGTTAAATGGCCACTCATACTCTAGCTGGTTGATGTCCCGGATGGCGTAGTTGATGGAGTCCTTAATTTGGGAGTGGACCCCTGTGGTGCCAGCGAAGTCTTGCTCTGTGAGCTCAACTTCATTAAGCCTCTTACACACGTCGTTAACCAGTGTAAGAAAGTTGTATGCCATTATTACTCCTTATGGTACGATAGTTAGGGTGCCCCCGTTATTCCACACATCACCAGATGTGAGACCTGTAGCTGATGTGGGGAGGTTCCCTACGTTAAGACCGCTAGGTCTAAAAGTAACAGAGAGGTTAAACAAAGTCTCTGTCGTGTACGTAGTGGAGAACAGCCCAAACTGAGGCAGTGTTGCGTGGTTCTCAAGATCAGAGACTGTCGTGTGGATTGGAGTGAAGTCCTCAAAGTTAAGGAACCTCGCTTCCTGTTCTCCGACATTGATAGTCCCGCTAAGACCAGAGCCAAACAATGTAGTGTACGAGTACCCTGTGTCGATCTCTGCTGTGTCTCCTACAATGGCAAGGTTGCCACTAGCAGCGGGACGGAATGCAAAGACCTGCCATCCATCATGCACATTCTCCAGAGCCACCCTGCGGGTAGTTGCAGGGGTTGCAGGGATTGCACGAGTTTCGGTGTACGACAGAATTACCTGCACATCATTAATGGTGGGCAGTCCTGCGTTGACACGGGCATTCTCACTCACCCTGATACTCCGAGTGCTGGGATACCAGCGAACCTCTACTGTTAGGGTTTCACTCCCGTCACTCAACGTAAAGGTGGTGAACACTTCGTTCGTACCGCCTACCCCCGAGAGGGTTACTGAGTTGGCACCAAAGATGTTCCCGTTAGCGTGACCTCTGTAGTTGATGGTTATGGTCGTTGAGCTTGTTGGAATGTTCCTAGTGAAGAACAACTCATCAGACTCAGGCACCGGCACCCCATTCTGGAACGTAAGAGACGGGATCGTCTGCCAGATACCCGCACCAGATACGCGGCTTGAAGGGGCAGGATACACTGTCTCAGTGCTAGTACCTGCACTCTTGGCGGGGACAAACACGTTAGCGAAGAACGTACCATCCACGTAACTGATTAGGTCTCTGCCAGTAGACCCATCAAAAGCCGTTACGTAAGACGCTTGGTTTACGAACGCAGCCTCTGGCGGAATGTACAAAAGCTTTCGTTGAGACTGATTACCGCTAAGCTCGGACAGGGGCCGGGATACCTTAGACCCCCCACTGCCTGCGTTCTCGTTAGGCTCATAGAACACTGTCTGGGAGGTATTAGTAGACCCAGCTAGGCCCCTGTTGTACGCCGTCGGGCTTACGTTTGGGGTGGACTCTTCCGTAACACTAGTGTTGTTGTCGAGAACATCAACTACTTCGTCAGGAAGGTTAAGAGCTGCATGAGCGAGTTCCGCATCAATTCTTTCTACGTCATCCTGTAGGTTACGAATGTCGTCAGGCCAGGCAACAACACGGGAGTTTTCAACCCTCTCTACCTCGTACACGTGACCGGAGGTAAGTCCTGTCACCCGATAGACGAAGTAGGAAACCCCGTTAAAAGTCCTGCTCTCCCCCAGAGTAACTGCGGGGTCCGCATCAGCGAGGGCGGTGTCACTGCTGGTAGTGATGTTCCTCAGGGTGTACGCTATAGAGCCACCGGGGACAGCAACGAACAGAGACGTATTGCCACCAGTGAACCTTGGGTTATCTGCGCTCACTGCCTGCATAGTGGAAAGGTCTGAAGGGAAGTTATCAGACCCTGTGCTATCCAAGAACAACGCCGCCCCTTCAGGAGTATTCGTCTGAACAGTCTTGTACGGAGACAGGCGAGGCTGGATAGATTGGAGAGCCGCTCCGTCGTCATCAATCTCGTTAGCCAATCCGTCAATGCGAGTGTTCACCCGCTGTTCTGCCATCGCTGCTTGGTTGACAGCAATGTCAGTGACTGCTTGCCTGAGCGTACCGTCCAGTGTATTGAACAACCCCATAATAGTGAAAGAACCAATGAAGGTCGCACCACGGAACTGGTAGTTCAAGGTGATGTTGCAGTTGGTGTTAAGGAAGGCGCTGTAGTCTTGGTTAGGAATGGTGATGTCTACAGAAGCAATGCCCGACTGAGGGTCAACCCCAGTGAGCGGGAATGTGAAGGTGTTACCACCCCCGTAGTCGAACACAATGTCTGTAAGGTCTGGCAGGAACCCCGACTGCTGATTGGCTGAAAAGGATGCCATCAAGCTAAGTGTCCCGCCTCTAAGATCAGCAAACTGCAAGTTCTGGTTAGTGAAGGTGACAGAACGTGCTGTGCCCGGAGAAACCCCATCACTTGTGAAGTAGGGGAATGGACCAGCGGGGAGGCCACTCGACATGCTGTTGAAGCTGATGACGTTAGCCTCGTTAACGAAGACGTTACGACTGGTGTCAAACCTCGTACCATCTCTCGTAACTTCATCGAAGAAGGCAATCTGCTCCATCGTGAGGCCGAAGTTATTCGTCTCAGGGATGATGAGCCAGTCATCGCTCGTAGTGGTGAGGTCTGGGTTATTAACCTTTGAGACAATTACATCACCGCCACGGATCTCTGTACCAAAGTAAGTACCGCCCGTGTCTACGATGAAGGCTTCCCCTGCCTCAATAACTACACCTGCAAGCTCTGTAGAGATGGCGTTGATGTTAGAGACACGTAGTCTTTCGTGGAAAGTAAACACACCATTAGGCAAGAGGGTGGACGCTGGGTCACGAGTGGCCCTGCTCTCCTGCCAGTTCTGCCCTGCTGCATCCTTGGTGAGTACAATTACGTCACCTTGGCTTATTCCAGTGTTTGCCCGAAGCCCTAGAGCAACCGTGTTGATCTGAGTTCCAGTGTCACCTGATTTTATTATGAAGTTAACGACGTTAGGACGACCATCGGCAGGAGTGCGGTCTGTGCCGCCAAGGTGTGTGACCTCGATAGCGACCGGATACGACTCTCCAGATGTTGCAATCTCCGCGTCAGTCGGCAAGAGAATATCAACCCTCTTGTTCACCCGGCCTGCCGCATAAATGCTGTTGACGTCGTTCCATTCAGCAAAGTTCGTTCCGTCGAGGGTAATCTCTTCGATGCGGAAGTTAACATTGCTGATGAGCGTACCGCCTGTGAAGGTACGGAATGCACGGAAGCTAGGTTGCCCCGGAACTACAATGCCACTGACTTGCGTCTGAAGGTTCTGAATTGCCTCTTGTACATCATCCCCAAGGGAAGAGAACCTCCCATCGCTGTTGTCGAAGGAGACGTCTGCTGCTGCAACATCCTCAGAAAGACTAATGGTCCCTGCTGCGTCGTCGTAGTTAACAGTAATTCCGCTGTGTGTACCACTAGTGAGCATGTCAGCGACAATATCTTGGATCGCCTCGTTAGTCAACAAGTCCGCCTCTGTCAGAACCCGCTCATCAACGATAGTCCAAAAACGAGTACCAAAGTAAGGAACATTCTGCCCCACGACGGTGAATCCAAGAGGGTCTGCATCTACGTCTGTCTGAGTCGTGACCGAGCCAAGGATTGTGAAAGGTGTTGCATCTGGTGACAGAAGCCGGACATAAAGCTCTTGCCCTGTGTCCTGAAACGCTGGCTCTAGAGATGTGTCTAGAACAAAGTCAGATGTTCCGGAGCTTCCAGTCAGATCAAACACATTACCGTCTGCAATCTGTGCTGGCGTATGACTGCGGTAGATCACGCGAGCGTTAGCGTCTGCTCCTCCGTGGATCTGGATGTAGAACTTACCGCTTGTCCCACGAGTCACCCAGTTGTCGATAATTGCTTTAGTGATATTGGTGAAGTTAAAGGCAAGTTCTGTGGTGGTGTGCGTGGTGTCAGTGCGGCCTTGGAAAACAACAGGGCCTTGACGTGCTGTCGCAAGCTCAATAGAGAACGTACCTGTGCCTGCTGACGTAAGGGGCCTACTACCAATCAGAGCATAGACCTGATTGAACATGTCATAGGCGATGAACCTCCCTTGAGATGCAGAGATCCGTAGGTTAAGGAAGTTTAGAGAGTTGTCTGGAATACCTAGAGACTTAGCACTCTCAATAAGAGTTGCTACTTCCCTCAGAGAGGAAGGGACAAGGGCCCCTCCTTGCACCATAGGGATTGTGCCATCAGGGGCATTAGGAATGTTAGCCATTCCGTCTCTGCCTGCAACACCACGGGAGGAGCTATTGTCCAGCCACTCTGTGCCCGCGTTGTTACGAACCTGATAGATGGCTACCCCGTCCCCGTTGTCGGTGTATTCGAGGATGATGTTGAGGGCTGTGTCTTGATTATACTGTGTAAGGTTTGCTGGGTTATTCGTGAAGTAGGTGTCTCGGGCAGACTCAGCCGCTGCACGAGTGGCCCCGGTGAATACATTTTGTGCAGGCCCTAGGGAGAATCCACCCCCGCCCCCACGCCCTCTCGTCAAAGAAGCCATTTAGATTCCTCACTCGGTGATTGTTACGTAAATTTCTCTGCTTTCCGACCCGTTAACATAGAAGGATTCTCCGTCTTCGAGGAACACTTCTCTGTCTTCTCCCGAGTCAGCCATATGACCAGCAAAGCTGGCACCGGGTATGCTGGTAGCAATAGCCCAGTTAACGCTGTTAACACGAGGAGTAAAGATGATTGAGGTGTCATTTGTAGTGGCAGTGTGTACGAGTTGCCAGTCGCCTACAAGCGAAATTCTTTGTGTTGCCATGTCAATGATCCCTTGGTAGAAAGGGGGCCGCGCTTGCGGCCCCCTCTTTTTTATGCCAGTTGGTCGCGGTCAGCGGCATCTGCTTGAATCGGACCACCAATCTCAGTGGCGTCCAGCAGACGAGCAAAGACCCGTACACGGCCAGCAGTGGCAACGGTGGTGGCAGCCTGTACGCGGACACTGATGGTGCCCTCAGATGCGAACAGGGTGGGTGTGCCAGTGTTAGCCAGAGTGGCGTATGCGTCCGCAGAGGCGGTGTCAATGTTGAAGCCGTCAACGAAGGCATCGGTGTCACCACCGTCTACACCAAGGTCGAGGACAGTGCCAGTACCGCCGGAGGCAGAGCCTTCCAGTTGCATACCAGCAAACATAACCACGACACCCGCAGGGATGGTCAGTGCATGGATGGAGTCAGTGGCTACCAGAGCAGAACCCTTAGCGGTTGCTGCATCTGCCAGATCAATGACGGTTTCCAGAAAGTATTCACGACGCTGGGGATTACCCTGACCGCCGGATACAACGAGGGAGCTAATAGTAGCCATTCAATTATTCTCCTATAGGAATTAGTGGTATGAGGGGGCCGTAGCCCCCGTCATTAGTTACTACGCAAGGTTGTACTTAGCGGTGACGATGGCTTCCGGACGCAGGATCTTACGACCGTACAGGTGCATACCACGTACGATGTCTGCGAAGGATTCAGGGTCACGGTAAGTCTCAGTCTGGTTGATCTGCTCAGCAGTTGCAACAGCAGAGTCATGGCCAGCTACCAGTACACCGAAGTTCTCGTTCTGGTTGGCAGTGCCAGTGGTGCCCGGACCAGTACCTACGACAGGAAGGTTGTTGGATACGTAGACCCGGAAACCGTTCCAGTTGTTCAGCATCAGACCGTTGCGCAGTGCGCCAGCCTCACCGTAATCTGCATCGAGGAAGCGAGAGTCTTCATCGCACAGGACTTCCCACAGAACCGGATCAACAACGAGCCAGCGGCCCATCTTGTCCACGAACTGTTGGTCAAGCAGACGACCCATACGGGTAATCACTTGGTGCGGGGAGACGTATGCAGTCGGCAGGGAGGTAGCACCCGGCAGACGAGGACCAATCGGAATGGAGTGATCGCCAGCAGATGCAGTGGTGATCGAACCGAAGGAGTCCTTACGCAGCTTCATGGTGGGAAGCAGTTCGTCGCTGTCTGCGGTCGGGATGGCCCGTGTACCATTGACGGTGGTGTTAACCTCATCTGCGTTCACGTGCAGGCGAGACTGTGCATAACCGGACAGGTAGCCCAGAACCTCTTGGTCGTGCTGGTCAGCCAGTCGGTAGGCAGCACGGTTGGTTGCGAGGTCCATGAAGTTGACGTGCGAGTGCGCCTCTTCAATGTCGTCGATCTTGAAGGCGAAGTAGTTCGACTTATCAACGACCAGAGAGAAGTCCTCGTCGTCCAGATCTTGAGCAGTGATTTGAGTACCACGCTCGTACGGACGTACGGAGATTTCCGGTTCTTTGATGATTCGTACGGTGTCACCCTGTGCAGAGATCTCACCGAAATCAGTAATGTTATCGTAGAGATGTTTATTCTTCTACTTCTTTAGGTTTCCCTAAAGCTCGGACTATATCATCATCCACTCGAAAGTTAGGATGCTTCGCACTCTTGCGAAATACAAACTTCATAGCAGGGAGTATCTTATACGACATGCTTGGTATAATGTACTCTTGAACAGTGTTAACGAGGGAGAGGGTGGCTTGTGTAGCACCCCCCACGTCATACTTACCCTTAGACTTAAAACTCTTGGCATCAATACCAAAAGAACCTTTAAGCCACTCCACAAGAATATTAGCTTCTTCCTCGCTACACTGGGTGCAGATACGGAAGCTGAGGGATGTAACCTCTCCTTGCTTATTCTTGTTGGCCATAATACTTCCGTCGTCCATGTACCACAACGCTAAGCTGTGTGCATCCATGAAAGACAAAGCCTTCCGAGAAATCACTTTCTTCTTGTCCACTGGGTACAGAACCTTATGCATCTGCCGGAAGTACTTCCCGGACTTGCAAATCCTATAACCGTTGTAGGTCTTGCCAGTGGCCTTGAGTGTGTGCTTTGTGTTAGACACCTTAGGCTCTTTGCCCCCCAGTACACTTTTAAGCAATGCTGCTTTATGCTTAATGTAGTCGTACTGCTTTAGGCCATGCCCTATGATAATCTCAGAAGATGTGTATGGGTACTTGCCATCCTTAAGTCTTTGCCTACAGGAGATGTGACCATCTCCGATAACGAGGCCGTATAGGATAGCTCTATCCTTATTGTTCATCTATTCACCCTTTGCTAAAGCTGGGATCTGTGTTTGTACTTCGTAGTCTCTGAACCTTCCCCTCTCGGGGCTTGGCTGCTGATTAGCCTATCCTCATCAAGACGTAGCCTTCCAGCAATTCACGAAGTTTTCGACACGCATTACTACGTGAAGGACCATTTATGTTTAGTCAGAGTTGGTAATGTCACCAACAACTGTTGTTTTGCGGAAAGCCAGTTGAACCTTCTTGGAATAGATTACAGAGCTGAAATTACCCTGAGGAAGGTTGCCGTGGCCCGGTGCAGCTTGAAATGCCATGTGTTTAATCCTTTATATTAGCATTTGTTTGTTACACAAAGTCCACGTCACGATAAGGCTGTCTGCTGCGGGTAGTCCATAAAGGGGCCGCTACGTTCAGGTGGTTATCAGTCATGTTCTTGTGTATGTATAGAAGGCAAGGAAGAGAGGAGGGGTGGTCCATGTAGGGGCCCTCCTCCTTTTTGCGTTCTTAATACGTCCAGTTAGCGTGCGCCACCGGACAGGTCATAATCAAATCGTCCTTCACGGATAGCTTCGTCAATCGCTTGCGCATTGCGTTCAAACCAACTATCTGAATTACGTTTGATCTGAGACTCAGAGTAGCGAGGCTTCTCATCTGTCTCGACTTTTGCGGGGGCCTTACTCTCAACAGCCTTGGCTGCTTCTTTCTGCTTAGCCTTCTTGGCATCGACAGTAAGACCATTTGCCATCTTGTACAAGTCAATGACACTAATCACTGCCTTGGGGTCGTCTGCATTCTCATACAGGGCATCTTGTACCCAACGAGACTGCTTCTCTACCCAGTCATGGAAGTCATCAGCATCACGCAGCTTGTCAAAATCTGGGTGTGCTTCGCGGATTTTGTTCTCCGCTTTCTTGCGACTGAACTCTGCTCGCTCTTCCTCAAGCTTATCAAAGCGAGAGTTGAGAGACTGTGCCTCTCGTTTAGCGATGGAAGTAACAATGGAACCCACTTCGGGGTATTGCTTCAGCCATTCATCAATGTCCTCGTCAGACTTAGGAGCAACGATGGA